GCTAAAATATAGAACTATCCCAAAGAATCAATTAAAGCAGAATGTCGATAATAATAATATTGTAAATAATTCTCATACAATTACATACGGTCAAACAACAATAACACCAAATACATCCTGGCCAAGAATGAAAAATTATGCCATGAATCCTGATTCTTTTAACCAAGTAAAAGATCTAAATAAAGATGAAGGAAAAAGTTTAATTGCAGTAACAGAAGCTCCTAATAATAATATTGTTAAATGGGCTTCACCATTGTATCAATCATTTGGTGCAGTTCAACAAGAAGTTGAAACAGGATATCATAATGTAGAAGTATGGAGATCTATATTATTTCAGTTAGTTTATTCATGTGCTGTATTAGAGGAGGCTGATATTTGTTTTGAAAATTTCTCTTTATTGAATAATTTTTACATTAAGGATTTATTTGCAGATCCTGGAAAGAGAGATCATTGGATTTACAAAGTGAATAATCATGAATTTTACATTCCAAATTATGGATATTTATTGGTATTTGATACTAATTTTGCTGATATTTTTAGCACTACACAAGAAAACCTGAATAATTTAAATAGTGCTCAAAGAAGATTTAAAATTCATAGCAATAAGTTGTTCAGTAAAAATAGTTTTTCAATTTCGTCACTAGGAAATGGAAGATTCATAAATCAATTTAAAAAGGTTATTAATCCTGATACATTTAATTCTGAATTAAGAAAAATGGGAGGACAACCACCAGATGCCGTAATTTTGAAGCTATTGAAAGATATGTATAATCATCCAAATGTAGACAATACAGGAAATCCTGTAAAAGTTAGGGAATTCCTTAAAAAATTCTTTCCTGAATTTTTGCATAATAGAGTTGGTACATTATTAACAAAAGATGAAAAAGAATTACTTTCTCAGTTCCCAGATAATAAATTTTATGAAGGTGAATTAGTAGTTTATCAAGAAAGATATGGAGAATTTAAATGGGCTATTTATGAGGATGATGTAAATGTTGGTCTAAACTTGAATAAGAAAAAAATTAGGGCTAGTCATGTAAGTAATCCAATTGAAGTATTTTCGAGTTCATTATATAAATTTCCAGAGAAGGAAATCATCAGACAAGATGTTAAGAATGGCATTATGTTAGATCAAGAGTTTACTAAAGAAATTTATAATTTAGATAATTTGATTTAAATCTGATAGTAATTATTTTTAATAAAATTACCAATTTTATTAAAAACAGATTATACTATATAAATTTTTTTTCTATCTTTTATTATAATTAAAATGGATAAATTTAATCCAAGAGAATTCCCTGTTAATTATTTTAGTGATTATGGTAAAACTCCTGTTGATCCCAAGGAAAATACAAAAAGTTTTATAAAAAACGTAGTTGGTCAAAATGAAAATGATATGTCAAAAGTAGCAATTATGTTTTTTTCTGATGAAAATTTAGAAATTATAAATAAGAATCTTGTATTAAGAGTTTTTGAATTTACTGATAAAAAAGTGCAAATACCATTTCAATCAAGAAATGACTTACTTGTTGTTATGAATCATACCTATGTTAACTATGCTATGAATTTAGAAAATGATATAGAAAAACAAGTCTATAAACTTAATTGTAGAGTTGTAAATGAAATCCTACCATCATTAATTAGTGAGGTTAAATCATATATGTTATATTTAGAAGAAATCGAAAAGAATGAGAAAGAAAATAGACAAATTAACGATTTACCAATTAGTACTAAACTAACTAGAGGTACAACCGAATTACCTGCTATGTCAGATATATTTATGAAATAATTAAGAAAAAATTAATAAAATCAAAATTTATTTTGATTTTATAAATTGATATTTATTTAATTGCTAATGATTCAACTTATGTTTGGATTTCACCTTCGAAAGCGTTGGTAGTGTTTTGGTATACAAAGATGCAACCTCTGGTTTGGGCCATTTCAGTGAATGATTCTCCAACTGGTCCTCTTCCTGGAGTACCGTGGATTTGGGTGATTGGTTCGTTGTGGACAGCACCAGTTGATGGAACTGGTACGTAGTCAACAACACCGTATGGGTGGTAGTGGAAGTGAGAATCGGAATTGATGCTCTTCTTTGGGTCAGCTGCGACTCTGATAAGAGCAGATGAACCTACAACAATGTTTTGGTTGGTGGCGTTTTGTACACTTGAGTTAACTTCAGATACAACAACAGATCTTAAGGTGTATTTATCATCTCTGATAGCAAGATCGTTTCTGAATGAAACAACTCTGTTGTTTAATCTTTCGAAACCAGCTAAAGTGGTTGGGAAAGTGTGGAAGTTAAGTGGTTTGACACCTGGGATTCTCATTACATTAGCTCTTCTGTCAACATAGAATACTAAGATACCTCTGGAGTAGATGATATCGGTTAATTTTGGTACAATAGCAGTTCCAGATGGAGTGTTGACCATGAAGTATTGAGTTTGTTGAGTAGCTTTTTCTAAGTCAATTGGTGGGATGGCACCAGTTCTGAATGGAGCTGGTAATCTAAAGTTAATCATTTGAATTGACATAACAGTTGGTATGTTACTGGTGCTATATGGGTTTTGTGCTAATGGCATCATTGGTTGATAAGTGGCAACAACAGTTGGTCTGAATGAGAAGGCAGCAAGTAATCTCTTCATGACGGTACCATCGTATCTTCCGTAAACAAGATCTGGATTATCGTGTTTGTTTAATTTACACATGTCAACAGCAGTGATAAATTCTCTGAATGAGGTGTTGTAGTATTGACCATTTCTTAATTGTAAGACAGAGTTCCATAATTGATGTTGTACGTTAGATCTGTGTTTTAAATCAGCAATTGGTGATTTGGTGGAGCATACAACGTCATTAGGATCCATGGTTAAGTGATAGAATAATTCATAATCTGGTCTTGATACTAATGGTTCATCGTTGTATCTTGATTTTACAATACCAGCAATGTTGGAGTGTAAAAAGGTTTGGTCAATATAGTCCATTTTTGGTAAGAAAAGAGCAGCAAGAACTGGGTGAATGTGTTCTCCAGGTCTCATGCCAAGTTCTCTTTTATATTGACCGGTCATGGCTTCGTAATCACAATCTTGGTATTGGATAGATTGTAATAAAACTTGAGCATGTAAAGGTTTGTTGGCAGCATGTTCTTTTAAGATTTGTTCCATGTGGGCAGTATCTTCTGGGGCAACCTTCATTTTAGCGGAAGTTAAACCAGTTGGCATAGCACCTAAGGTTCTCATGATAGCGGTAGAAGGCATAAGTACTTCTGGGCTTCCAGTTCCGGCTAATTCTTGTTCGTAAATTCTCTTGAATTCAGCAAATTCAACATCACTTAATCCAGCTTTTTTCTTGTAGGCATGGGCCTTTTCTAAAAGAGCACTGAATGGAGTACCAGATCCGTGCTTTTCTCTGATAAAGTGAGCGAATTTTTTAGCTCTTCTTACCATCTTGTGGTAAGATTCTAAGTAAGCGGTTTGAATTTTGTCAACTAATTCTTGGTTATCATATTTGTTTCTTAATTTAAGGAATTCGCTAGTATCGAATACACCTTTGTTCTTCTTTAAAAGACGGGCTACTTCGTTATCAACGACACTATTGCTACTTGGTTTATTTCTAGAATAAGAATCCATTTGTATATAATTAGAAATAGAAAAAAAATTTTTTTAAATTATTTTTTTAAATTATTTTCTGATCTAAATGGTTAAAAAAGGTTCAGTTCTAAAGCCGTAAAAAGATATATCTATTATGAATAACCTTTGGGTTAATAAATATAATCCCAATAATTTAGATGAAGTATTTGGTAATAAAAATCAAATCAAAAGAATAAAAGAGTGGTTAAAGAATATTAATAATTCAAAGTCTATGTCATTAATTATATCAGGAAATCATGGAATTGGAAAGACAATATCGATGAAATATATTTTAGAAGAGTTTAATTATAATGTCAAAATGATATTGCCAGATGAAATAAAGCATTATAGAAATAATGAAGATTTTAAAGATTTTTATAATTACGAAAATTCAATAAAAAATAAAATGAAATTTTCAAATAAAAATTTTCATAACAAAATTTCAATGATTTTTGATGAGACCGAAGCAATTACATTAACTAGTGAAAAAAAGTTTATTACCGAGATATTTAAAATTAACAATAAGAAAAAGATGTTTCCATTAATATTTATATGTAATAATCAACATAGTAAATTACTAAATGATCTAAAGAAAAATTGTGAGGAAATTAAATTTTTACCACCATCAAATATTGAGATAAGGGTATTAATATCTAAGATATGTGATAACGAGGGTCTGATTTTTAAAAATGATTCTGTGATAGAACGTTTAATAGATTTTTCCCAGAAAGATATTAGAAAATTAATAAATTTGTTACAGGAATTAAATTTTCACTACAATAAAATAGAGATAGATAATGAAAAGTTTGATAAATTTATTAAATTATCAAAAGAAAAGCATAATGAATTAGGTTTATTTGAAACTACTTTAGAATTAATAAATAAAAACATGTCATATATTGAAATAAATCAATTATATGAAAATGATAAAGTTTTATTACCATTAATGATTCATGAAAATTTTCCAAAAAGAGTATTATTTAAATCAACTTTAGATAGTCAAAAGTTAATAGATCAAATATTTGAAATTAGTGATAGTATATCAATAGGTGATATTGTAGAAACGAGTATTTATACAGATCAAAATTGGTTTTTACAGAAAATTCATTGTTTTTTCTCATGTGTATATACCAATTACTGGATAAATAATTGCTATAGTAAAGAGGTAAAATTAACAGATATTAAGTTTAGTTCAGATCTAAATAAAACATCATTAAAAAATATTAATAAGAAGAATATTAGTAACTTGTCTAAATTATTACCAAATAAATCACTTCAAGATATATTACATTTAAATAGAATTTCAAATTATTTAATGTCAGATGGTAAGGAAGAAATATTAATAAATATATTAAAATCATATAGTCAAAATTTTAATATAAAGGATTTGGAATTATGTTTGAAGATTGATAAAACTACAGAATTCATAAAATTAAACTCAAAAGAAAAGAAAAATATAAATAAGATAATTGGTGAGACAGCAAAAACTTAGAATTTTTTCTCAAAAAATTTGCTATTATTATGTTCTTTCAATGTAATAATAGCTTTAGTTCTTTCATTTAATGTTGGTTCAATAAAATAATATGATTTATCAAGATACATAAGTAATTTAATAAATTTGAATTGTTCATTTATATCCATTAAAAATTTATCTGATGTTAAAACTTGATAATAGAATAAGTGATCAGGATCATTAGAATTATCAAAAAGATTAGAGTAACTTTTAATTTTTTCAATTTGTTCCATAAATCTGATGTCTACACCATGAAATGAATCGGACCAGTGAAATATATCGTTATGATCAACAATTCCGTAGTAATTGAATTTGGAACTAAATTTAAATTTATCGTTCATATTAAAGTTTAGTACATCAAAATTATCTGTTGAAATGGTTGTTTGATAATTTTTTTCTAGATCAATTATTTTTTTAATTTCTTTCTGTTTTTTGATAAAGTTATCGTTTATCTTTTTAATAATGTTTTCTTTATTTGACATATATAGAAACTTTAGAAAAAAAATCAATTTAGAAAAAAATATTTTATCTAAATTTCTATTTGAAAGATATTTTCATATATAAAAATTTTTTATCTATCAAAGTATATATATGGGAATGAAAACTTCTGATAAAGACACTATTCTTGTTTTTGGTGTAATAATTGCATTTTTATTTTTTACATACTTAATGCCATTATTAGAAAAACAATTTAATCAAGATAAACAAATATTAAAAGAAGGTATGCAAGTATTAGGAAATGATCATAAAATCAATAAATTTGATACAAAACAATGTTCAAAGAATTGTTGTCTTCATACTCAATGGTCAGTACCACACATTAAAAATGAACCTCCAAAAGGTTATGTTGGATCTAACTTAATGTGTGCAAATGGATCTGGTGGTGGTTGTTTATGTGTTACTGCCAAAGATATGAAGACTTTAGAAGAAAGAGGTGGAAATAGAACCGAATGTAAATAAATAAATAAATAAATAAATAAATAAATTTTATTGAATCAAAAATTTTTGATTCAAATAAATTAACTATAAATTGAATCAAAAATTTTGATTCAATTTAAAGTTTACGATATTTGATAAACTTTTAATCTAATTGTTAGTATATATGAATATATTAGTAACAGTTAAAAACGAATATATGATTAGAATAAAAAATCTATTAACAAAAATTATTTTTGATGGTCTTAATTCTATTTATACTAAAACAAGAGAAGTATCTAACAATGATGATTTTCTGAAAGTATTTCAATCGTTACTAAAAAGAGTTCCTAAATGGACTGATGAAATTTTAAACAATGAAGTTATGAGAATAAGAGGGATTCTAGATTTAGATAATAATTTTGAATTGTTAAATAATTTAATTAAAGCATCAATAAAAGCAACTTACAATATTATGATATTTGGATCTGAAATTGATTTTGATATCAACAACTTAATAAGTGAATTTAATTTCAAAGAATTTATTAGGAATATTTATATTGAATCATCAAGAGAAATTTACAATAATCCATTTTTATTCTATCATTTATATACTCCTGTTGAAATTAAGAGAAATCAAAGAGAAGTTTTAAATATTATTGGCAATGCTATTGAAGAGTCAGTAAGAAGATTACTTCCAATTAAGATTATACTTGATTCCTATTTGAATAAGAATAATAAAACATTTAAGGTAGTTTATCCAAATGAAATTTTAGATCATAATGACGGTGTCACACTTATGGATAATTATGTACAAGATGATATAAATAATAATATTTTTGCAGTAAATAAAGAAAGTCCATTACCTCTTCCATTATCTCTTAAACAACAAACTAATAATCAATCTACAAATAATCAAATTGTTAATCCAATTATTCCAACTAATTCAGTAAATAGAATTTCTCCAAATAATGTAAATAATATTTCACAAATGAGAGGTGGTAATGATTCATCTGTTAAAATATTAAATTCTGAAGTTAAATTGTCAGGAACATCAGATGAAAATTCTGTACAAAATAAAATTTTAGATATTATTAATGAAAAAAGTCTTGATTTGAGTAAACAAACTAATATAAGTGAATTTGAGAAAACTAATTCAAATAATGATAGACAAATTGGAGGAAATTCAGTAAATAATAATAATACAGATTCAGCAAATACAAATAGTATTGATGAAACTTTTATAGCAAAAGATGAAAATCATTCTTCAATTAACAACTCATCTGTAAAAAAAATTAATAATGATTCATCTAATAATAATCATCCAAATTCAAATAATAATTCAAATTCTAATAATCTATCAAATGATAATACTAGAGATGTATTTCAATCAGCTTCTAATAAAATGAATCAAATTAATAAATCTCAATCAGAATTGGACAGTAAATTAGAAAAACTTCTTAAGAATGATTTAGGTGATTCTGATACTGATTCAACATTAGTAGTAGACAATCAATCAAATTATCAAGAAGTATTTTCTAATTCAAATTCATCTCATGATTCATCATTAAATTCTCAGCAAAAAAATGATGAAATTAATAAGAGTAAGTTTTTTGCAAATTACTTAAATACATACTAAGCATTGATTTATTTATAAGGTAATTATAAGACTTTATAAATAAAAAATCTAATTATTTATTGTTTTTTGACTAATCAAAATAGAAGGTGATATCATATCTAATATGGCAAATGATATTGATGAAATAAAAGAGATTGTAAGTAATTCTGAATTATCCAATAATTGATTTGGTATATATCTAAGTGAAACCAACATAATAAGTCCCATTAAAATATATTTAATAATTCTTTTACATTTTTCTTTATTTGTTATTTTCAACATTATAATGGTTTAGAAAAAAAAACTATTTTAAGTTTGAAATTTTCTCTCTAAAGTTAATATAATGAAAAAAATTATATATTTTATCTTTGGAACATTTATTTTAGTTTACTTATTTCAAACTTTAGATAAAACCTGTAAAAGAAGATCAATCTTTGATAAGATAAAAACACCTTTGCTTTCATCAGCTATTATTGGTATTATTGTATCTCATATAACTGATGAACAGCCTAGTTGCCTACAATTTGTACTTCCATTTAGCAAACCTGCAACTCTAGATGGACAGTCAATTTTTACTGATTTAGGAAACTTCTAATTCGTTTAATTTTTTACAAACATTTTTTTCTAAATGTTTGTAATTAATGAGTCACTTAGATATAAGAGCTGGAGGATCTCAATTAAGACTTAAGAAATTTAGAATAGATAAGATGGTTGATCATGCAACTATAGCTATGATTGCAAAAAGAGCATCAGGAAAGAGTTATTTGACAAGAGAAATATTGTATCATAAAAAAGATTTACCTACTGCAGTAGTTATAAGTAGAACTGAAAAGTTAAATAGATTTTATGGAGATTTTATAGCGGATTCTTTTATATATGATAATTTTGATACAGACATTCTAACAAAAATTTATCAAAGGCAAGCTAAATGCAATGGAGATAATAAAAATAGATTAGCAGAAGGCAAAAAAGAAAAAGATGATAGAATAATGTTGGTTATGGATGATTGTATGAGTTCTAAAGGAACTTGGGTAAAAGATCAAAATATACTAGAACTTTTTTTTAATGGTAGGCATCATCATGTTTCTTTTATTTTAACAATGCAATATGCTGTAGGTATACCTCCAGAAATGAGAAGTAATTTCGATTATATTTTCTTGTTAGCAGAAGATTTTATATCAAATCAAAAAAGATTATATGAACATTATGCTGGGATGTTTCCTTCATTTGATATATTTAAACAAGTATTTTCTGAAGTAACACAAAATTATGGTGTTATGGTTATAAATAATAGGATTCACAGTAGTAATATTACAGACAAGGTTTTTTGGTACAAGGCTAAAAAAGTACCCGAATTTAAAATGGGATCTAGAATATTTAATAAATATCATAAAAAATATTATGATCCAGAATGGAATAAAAGACCAATGTTATTTGATCCTAGTGATATACTAAGCAGAAAAAGAAATAATTTTAAAGTTAATGTTAAAAAAATAAAAGATGATTCTGGAGAATATAATTAAACATCTACTTTTTTTGATTTATCTTTTTTTTCTAATTGATTATTACATAATTCTTCTTGTTTTGCATATTCTTTCTTCTTCAATTCAAGAGTTTTAATTGATTCTTCAATATCTGATAGTTTTTGTTTTAAAGTTTCTTTTTCAGTTTCATCTTCAGTTTTTGATAATTGTTTCTTAACATCTTCTTTATTATCATTTGAAGTTTTAATTGTTTCCTCAACATTTTCTCTTGCTTTTTGATTTTTGTATTGTTCATGAAGAATCTTTGATTTTTCATTTGATTCTATATGAGCCTTCATAATTTTGTTTAATTCATCATTTGCATATTCTGGTGATCCAGCTGCTTTTGAGTTTGGATCAGGATCAAATGCTAACCACTTTCCCATTTCTCCTACATAAATATTGTGTAATGTATCAAATGATTGAAGTTTTTTAGCAAAATTTTGAGCTTCATCTAATTTATCAAAAACACCTCTAATTTTGATACCTGACAAAGATGTTCTACTATCAGGATCTTTAAGAAAACTAATACATACAAAGTTTTGACCAGTTGGTAAAAGGGTATCTTCAGTAAGTAAATCGACTGACATTATTATGTATTTAAATGTTGACAAATATTTAAATCAATTTTTTTAGCTAAAAATAAAAATTGTTTTAAACTGAATTTATTTGCATTGTTGTTATTGAATTTATTGATTTAATTTTTTCATTATTTTCATCTAATTTAGTGTTGAGTTTAGATAATTCTGATGTTAAATCTAATTTTTGATTTAATAGTCTTTTTTCTGAAATCTCAATTGCATTAATTTGATTACTTTCTTCTTTACCTCCCTTTTTTTGTAAAGTTTTACTCTTTTTAATTTTTTCTTTCAAGTTAGTATAGCTAATATTTTCAATTTCTAACCTTTTTTGTGTATTTATTCTATCTGCTAATTTTTTATTGTACTCAGCAAGTAATTCTTTTGATAATATATCTTTTATTGGTTCAGTATTTACAACATATATATCTAACGTTTTTAGATTTGATGATAATTTGTTTATATTGTCTACTACCATATTTTGTTCTTTTTGTAAATCATTAATTGTTTTTAAAATTCTCATATCTGATAAATTTAAAGATTTTTGTAATTTATCTTTTTCCTTTTTATTTGAATTGCTCATATTTTTAATAATTGTCATTTTATTAGATATTTCAGCTATTCTTTTTTTGATATCTTTATTTTCATCCTTAAGAGCCGATGTTTGTTTTTCATTTTCTTTATCACCATCATTAAAATCTTTTGTAAGGTCATCAGTATAGCCCATCCATGGTGTTGGTTTTTTAAACATAATTTCGAACATTTTTGTCGGAAGTTTTTCTTGTTTTACTAATTCACTATCTATAGCTCTTTTTTTCTCTTCAGCTAACAATTTATTGACAATTTCTTGGTATTGTAAATCGTTGAAAACGTAGTAGGATTTAGTAATATAAATTGTCAAAAATATAAAACCTACAAATAGTATTATAACAGATAGGTTTTTTAAAGTTTTCATATTACTATATTGAAGAAATAAATTCCCATTTTAAATGTTTACATATTTTCTCCCAAACGTCTTCTTGTTCTTTTAAGTTTTTTATTGATTTTAACAATGGAAAACTATTTAATAAATTATCTAATTCTAATAGTTGACAAAATTTATGTAACACGTAAGAATATGATAAGAAATTTTTTCTTCCCGGTGGTTTGTATAATTCCCAAGGTTCTTGTATTTTAGAAAACATATCGATAAATTTTATTTCTATGTTTCTGCTTATAGTTGGAGGATCAAGTCCTGTTAATTTATTAATTATAAATGGTATATGTTCATATAAATTATTATGGCCTAATTTTTTTAATATTGACTTCATATTATCTCTAGTTAGCGATTTCAAATCTTTTATTCTATTTTTATTCATTTCAGTAATAATTTCTACAAAAATAGATTCTGGAATTTCTGTTGATTCTTTAGCTTGAAATTGATTTAACCACTCCTTAAAATGATTCTTTCTTTGATATGGTGAATATTCTTTAATCTGTTTATCTTCATCTAAAATAATTTCTTCACTATCTCCACATATTGTACATACAAAAGTTGATTCTCCAAAGTCTAATGTCTTTTCAATATTACATTCTTTACAATATTTAATTCTGTTTGTACCATCATCTTTTATTGTTCTTACACCTTCAACTCTTTGACAATATTTATTTAGAAGTTTAGATCTAGAATTATTTTCTTCTTCGTTTTTGTTTTTCTTTTTGGACAACCAATCAATTATATTTTTAGATTCTTGAAATTCATTCTTATTTTCATCTCTAAGCTCATAATAATCACATATTATTTCACCTATTTTATCATAATAATTAATTTCTTCTTTTCCACTTTCAACACATTTAATATCTGTTTCTAATGACTCTATCTCATTAAGAATATTTGCCTTGATTTCAATGTCTTTTTCTGTTAATTGATTAGTTTCTTTTAGTTTGTTAATTTCAAATAATTGTTCATTTAAAAGTTTTATTTTTTCAGATTTGTCATCTATATTTATCTTTTGATTATGGAACATTTTAGAATATTCCTTATGTTTTTTGTCTAAAGTCGTAGAATCTCTAAAATCTGTTTTTTCTTTTTTCTTATTCTTAACTTTAAAATTAGACATTATATATAAAGAAAAAAATATACTTTAAATCAAATTCATCTATTAGATTTAAAGTAATTTGAATAAATTATTCATTCATTAATTCATCAACTTTGTTAATATAATATATCATACTTGAATTTTTTGTTTCACCTTCAATTGATTTCCATGCATTATATTTTTGTCTGGCTACAAAATTAAAAAATGAAGGTTCTTGAATGTTTATATTTCCAATTGTAGCCTGCTTATAATATTTATATAGGAATAATTTGTCCTCATCTGACAAAGTATCCTTTTGTTTAATTTGTTCTGATTTTTTAATAAACAAAATTTCTAAATCTTTTGTATTAAGATTTAACAAATCAGACATATATAGACTTCAGTAGAAAATTTCCAATATTAAAACGAACCAATTTGATAATTATTTAAAAAATTATATTATTGTTAGTAATAATGGAAGAATTAATAAAGAATATTCCTCCAGAAGAAGCTGAATATATACTTCGTAAAGAAAGAGCAAAATATTTTTATGATAAAGTAATTGATATCAAAAAGAATAATATGGTTGATCAATTTATAAGATGTATAGGTCGTGGGGATAGAAAATTTGTACATATATTTTCAAGTTTATTAGGATTATATCATTCAAGTCATGCAGCTTGTGAACCTGATCTTTCTAAATATGATTGTTGGAGTGATTGTCACATTTGTAGAAAAGCGGCAGGTTTTGATAGGTATAGGGTAATTGGTGTCAATGTATCTACAGAACCAATTAAAATAAGGAAAATAGATAAAAAACAACAGAAAAAATTCAAAAATATGTATAAATTACATGAAATAAATAAGAAACTAGAAAATGGAGAAGATGAAAATATTCCAAACTGGATGATTAAAAAATATAATAAAATGGGAACATTGTATATAAACGAATTTTTATAATTTTGATATAAAAAGTTATAGAAATTTCAAGATTTTTGATTTTAAAAAATTTATTTAAAAATTTCAAAATTTTTTATTTAGATTATTTAACTTTATATGATGATATTATAAATTTTCATATAAATTATTTAAAAAAAATTTTTTTTTCTTGATTAAGTTATATACTAATATGGGAGGAGGACTTATGCAATTAGTCGCCTATGGTGCCCAAGATGTTTATCTTACCGGCCAACCACAAATTACTTTTTTCAAGGTTGTATACAGAAGACACACCAACTTCTCAGTAGAACCAATCCAACAAACTTTCCAAGGTGCTGCTGAATTCGGTAGAACCGTAACTTGCAACATCAACAGAAACGGTGATTTAATCACCAACATGTACTTAGTTGCCACCGTAAAATCTGGTGCTAGATCTGGATGGGGATATGTCTCCAGACTTGGTCATGCCATGATTGAATCATGCAAAATCGAAGTTGGTGGATCCAAGATCGATGAACAATACGGTGATTGGTTAAACGTATGGTACGAATTAACCAGAGAATCTAACCACGACAGAGGATACGCTCAAATGATCGGTGATGTTGATACTCTTAAATCCATTGGACACACCAATGCTCCAGAATACACCATGTATGTTCCATTACAATTCTGGTTCAACAGAAACAACGGATTAGCTTTACCACTTATTGCTTTACAATACCACGATGTAAGAGTAACCATGAAATTAAGAGAATCCACTGAATTAGTCAACTACTCATCCACCTACACTGCTTCTGAAATCAACAACGATTTAATGAAGGATGCTTACTTATTGATTGACTACGTATACCTTGACTCTGAAGAAAGAAAGAGATTCGCTCAAGCTGCTCACGAATACTTAATTGAACAAGTCCAATTCACTGGTGACGAAACTTACAACGCTTCTAACTTGAAATACAGACTTAACTTCAACCACCCATCCAAATACCTTGTATGGAATGTATTAAAGAGCAGATTCTCCGGAAAGAACATGTGGTTAGCATGGGCCTTCAACGGTGACTGGGCTGCTGCCAAGGAAAGATTCGCCAAGTACTTATGGTTATCCACCAGAGCTAACTTTGCCGCTGTAGGTAACGCTTACTCTATCCAATTAACTGACGGTACTTTCGAAGTAGGAGATGTCCCAGCTGCTGCTAACGGATTATCCGCCACTGTATCTGCTTTATTAGCCAAGATTGATGCTCAACTTTTATTCGCCCAAGCTGCCGGTACTACCAACACCAGTGCTGCTGCCGCTTCTGCCGAAAATGTTGTTATCATGAGAAACGAATTAACCAACGAAGACTTAAACTTAACTATTTCTGAATTATCCGCTGGTATGTCCCCTGTTCAATCTGGTTTCTTATCTGACAATGGTTACTCCGTAAGAGACTACCACAACTACTCTGATACCCCAACCGGTACCGGTAACCCAGTCAAGACCGCCAAGTTACAACTTAACGGTCACGATAGATTTACCACCAGAGATGGTAACTACTTCAACTACGTACAACCATACCAACACTTCAGCAACACCCCAGCTGATGGTATCAACGTATACTCATTTGCTCTTAAACCAGAAGATCACCAACCATCTGGTACTTGCAACTTCTCCAGAATTGATAACACTACCCTTAACATTGAATCCACCTACAGCACCACCGCTGATGATGGTGTCACCAAGGTATACGCTGTTAACTACAACGTATTCAGAGTTATGAGTGGTATGGGAGGCCTCGCTTATTCAAATTAAGCACTTTTGGCTGTTAATACCATCCAAAAGCTTATTTGTAATACCCTATCAAATCTGATGACTTTATAAACGAATAATTTATTAAAAATAGATCTTATGGTCTATTTTTAGTACAAAATATTTTATACATCTACATTGACCGGTTGAGTTATTGCGTCCAATTGTCTTATTATTCTTTTCGCTTCTTCTAATTTTTCAATTATTGTTTTCTTTGCTGATTTTGTGGTCGACATACTTTTTTTATCTAAATTTGGATGCTTTTCTATTCTAAAGAATCCTCTTTTACATTCGCTTTCTTTTCCTCTATTCATAGTTTCTGAACAATAGTAAACATATTTGGGAAAGGTAATACCTTCTAGTTCAGCCGGCAATGCTTGTGCATTATGTTTTCTAGAAACCTTTCCTCTATTTTTATTTTGCTCACTTTGTGATGTTATTCTCAAGTTTGAAGTTCTATTATCTAATTTATTTTGATTTATATGATCAATTGAAGGTTGACCTTTACCATGACCCATATGATCTGTTATTAGTTGATGTAGATATAATGTATTATTAAGATTACATGCAATATATCCATTTTTCATAAAATACCACGAAGGATATTCTTCTATTTCCTTTAATTTATTGTAATCAAAGATAGTAATTTTACTAGGCTCACAGTACATTACTATTAGCTTGTTACCATCTTCATCTTTCACTTTTGCTTTTATATTTTTTTCAATGTTTGCAGTTTTACCTCTTGATTGAGTATTACCTTTTAGCATTTTAATTATATCCAAATTATTCTCTATACAATAGTCACGTATGAGGGCTTTCTGATTAGCTTTATTTTCGTAATTGTCCATTGTATGGTATGGGTTTTAGGTATGCATTGATTCACAAATGTGAATCATTTCAGTTTTTCTTATATATCTAATAATTTTAATGATTCTTTTAATTTTTTATTATATTGAGTAAAACATTTCCTACAATAGTTTTTTTTATATTTATCATATGTACATCCTTTTTTCCAATTTTGACAAACATTAATATTCTCATCTTTAATTAATTGATTTTGATGATTTATACAATATCCATTATCATCAAATTCTGCATGATTATAACAATTATTTAACTTACAGATATGATCTTCGCAATAATTTATTTTTTTGACAATTTGTTCATGATTATTAGAATTATTTATTAGGCCATTACGAGAATTTTCTATTTCAAAAATTTTATTAAAACAATTTTTATGATTACATGTATGTTTATTACAATATGATTGTTTAGGATTTTCTTTTTCATTTTTACATTTTCTATGTTTACAAAAATATAAATTATTACAATTTTGACATATTCCTTCGTAATTTATTCTACTACTGCATCTTTCACAATCATAAAATTCAAATTGTTGTTCATTATATAAATTTTTATGGTTTGATTGTTGTATATGATATAATTTTTTATGGTTTGAATATAATTCTGCATCACAATTTACACATATTTTTCCTCTTATACTTTTAATGTTTACACATGGTTCATTAAAAGCTTCTGAATTTTTGCATAATGAACATAATATAAAATCTATTGGTAATTCTTCTGTTAAATTTTTACAAATTAATGTACATTTATCACAAAATCTGTTACAGTCACTTCTAATACATAATAATTTTGATTTATTTTTATTAAAATCCATATCTTTAATTATATCTATTGCATTAAAATCAAACCATGGCTCAGGTCTAGCTTCAGCAGCTTCATCTATTGTTTTATGCGTATTTGTTACTTCTAATACATACCTAACTTTACCGTTATTAATAATTGCTACATCTGCAACATATTTTCTACATGGACTATTATATTCAATAATAACTTCGTCGCCATCTTTGTGCTTTATCTTTTTATTAATAAAATGTTCATTACAAGAAAAACATGTTCCAATAATTTTTAATTTCTTTTTTTCTTCTAGCCATTGTGCTAATTTATTTTTAGCGTATATGTGTATTTCGCTTTCACTAGGACTATTAGAATAATATGTACAGTTTGAATTTGCTTTATGAGAAAAATGTGGAATAACTATTTTACCTTTCTTAAATATAATATCTTCATTACATTCAGGACATATGTATTTTTCTTTTTTGATTCCATTGTGTGGGAAAATATAATTATTATCTTTATCTAAAGCTCCTTTAATTTTTAATTTCATCACTACCTAAAAATTAAATTATTTTTTTAAATAAAATTATATCCAAATTATGTTCTATACAATAGTTATGTATGAGGGCAATCTGATTAGCTTTATTTTCGTCATTGTCCATTGTATGGTATGGGTTTTAGATATGCATTGATTCACAAATGTGAATCATTTCAGTTTTTATAAAAAATCAATTGCTTTCAGTTAGCCACCCATGTCCCCATAAAATATTTTATATATGGTTATGACTTTACAGTAATAGTATTTTTACCTTTAGCATTCATATAGTGTGCACGAGATTTGTCCTTTTCATTTCTAGGATAAAAATAGTCTGTATGAAACCAATCACCACAATATGGACAAGTTGCTTCAGAACCCATATATCCTCCATACATCGCACCATAATCACTTACCCAATTTACTTTAGAAACTGGAATTGCTTTTTTACACCATAAGTGTATAACTAATTCTGAATCATTTGTACTTTCAATATCCTTATTAACAGAAGATTTACATTTATATCCTAGACTTTCAGCTACTTCTCGTATCTTTTTTCTATAATATGGATGATGAATTGTAAAAACTTTTGTCTCACCTTTTCCCATTTTTTTAACTTCTTCTATATGTTCGTTAATATTAATCTGTTCATATGGTTCAGTATATCCATCCCAAATTTCTTTTTCTTCTTTTAATTTTTGTCTACCAGATCTAGCTTGATCTATCTGTTTTAAAGTATTATTAACAATTTGACTAGTACCAGTTTGTTCACCCAATTCTATATATTGGGCAATCATTTCATTCAATATATTCATATTAAATTTATTATCCATTTTAATTCTATTCATTATATTATAATATGTATTTTTCAATATTTAAATTATAACTCTAGACATCAGCCTGGTAATTATCTCCAATTCTTGGTTTTTTATAAGGTACACTTGATTCACAAGGTGATCTTAAGATTCTATTTAAAAAAATATTCAGAAAAAACTGTAATAATGTCTGAAAAATATTTACTTGATTGTAATGTTACAATTACTGGAGACCTAACAGTAAACAATTTAATAAATGTTTCTGATCAAGTATCAGGAAAAGTAATTAAAAATCTATCAGAACTAGCAGGAAAAGATGGCAAATATGAAGGAGATTTAGCTTTAGATTACTTATTTATCTTAGATAAATCGAATTATGAATCCATTGCTTCGCAATGAATACAACAACAATGAAAACAGGAAACATGGTATCAGTAACCCTAAATTGAATCAAAAATTGATTTGAAACAACTTGTTGTTTCTATAGAATAAAGTTTTTATAAAAATTTAAAAAAAATTCATTTCCAACAAAATCAGAACTTATTCTAACAAAGTCTAGCAGTGATCTTCTTTCTGTATTGCATGGCAAATCGTATATATGATTTGCTATGCAATACAAATGAGACTTTGTTATAATAAAAATTGATTTAATTAAAAATCTACTATTTGAACATGAATATTCATTTTTTGTAGGTAAAATTTTTTTATCTACGAAAATGTATATATGAACAGTAATGATACTGAATTAAAAGAAAAGTTGTTGGGAAAATTAGAGAGAGGGGAAAAATTAGGTTTTAGTTGGAGACCAAGCTTAAATTGGTTAAGAGAAAATGGATATATTAATGATGACCAATTACAAAATTATAAAGATTTACATGAAAAATCAGCAGAAAAAGCTAATTCCGAGCTAGCAGAAAGACAAACTAAACTAGTAACAGATTCTAGACCTGTACCATGTAGTGATTGTGGTGATGTAATCAATGCAGGTACATATGGTTACATTTATAATTCGAAAAATTCACCATATAATGTAATTAAAGGAAGTATTCTTGGACATTCTATTACAACTGGATGTCCTGCTGATTTTGAACATGAAGTCGTAATGTATCAAAAAATCTATCTAATTTTTCAAGATATTAAATCTTCAAATTTAGTTAGTTTGTTAGATATTAAAAATAAGTTTATAGAAAATAGAAGGTGTTACTATGAAATGGATAAAATATTTCCTTATGTAATTGATGAAAGATTAAGTAAAAAAATACAAGCAGAAATAGATTTATTAAATGGAAATGATAAATATTTTTTAACAACTTTTTTAAATATGAACACTTTAACTATGTTAACTCCAGGTTTTACCGATAAAGATTATTTTAGTAGTGGTGGAAATAAAAATTCTTCATGGTTTGAATTAGGAGAAGATAAAATAAAAATGTTATTTTCTTTGTTAGATATAAGTTATGATGAATATTGTGAATCATTAATATTATTATTACAATCAACTTTAAGAAAAAAAATAATTTTGACTGATGTTGAATTTATGTTAGGATCTATTAATACTGGTGAAGGTTTCAGGAATGGTATTTTCATGATTGATTTTGATAAAGTTGAAGAAAAAACAACACGTGTAACAGATTCAGAAATTAGAAATTTATTAGTACAAGATATGTTTCCAGATAAAGTTAGAAGTTTTTTTAGTACTTTTTATAAAAAAAAATACTTAAAATATAAAAAAAAATATATAAATTTAAAAAATAAAACTAATTTTAATTGATTAGCTTTCAATTAGCAACATTTAGTTCATAAAAAAAAATTTTTTTTATATTTTCATTATCAATATCCGCACCAACTTTGTTCCTCTAGTGTTTCATCTATTTCTGTGGCAGTTTTATTTTTATCAGCATAATAAAACTTTTCTATTGTTTTATAAATGTCAACTATATCTTCAACCAGAGATGTTTCTACCACGTTATCTCCATCGTAATGATTCCAATACCAATCATCGAAATGTCTTAGAATTCGAACAAACATGTTAACTATATCATTATAGTTTGTACCATCATCTTCATAAAACGAAGGATAAGCATGACATCCTTTAACCCAATAAAACCAATAGTACATTTTGAAACAACTGTCATAATCATTTATATCTTTAAGATCAGTAACAATGTTTGGGTAGAATATTGGAATGACACTTTTAAATTTCTTAAACTTTTTGAAGAGATGCCCAGTCAAGTCAATTGGATTAATATTATGATATTCATTATTATTGACATTTTCAGTAGTTGTTTCATTAGCTGTTTCATCAGCTAATAACAATTCATCAAGAGTATTAACTAACACAAGTTCTCTTATGCGATCATCTACTAACAAATATCTTAACATATTTTCTAAAGTATCCCAGTCATATTTATTAAAAAACTGATCATACTCAGTCCCGAAAAATGAAAATACATTTAGTACATTACTATTTTTAATCCTTGGTGTGAGGTGTATCACTAAATCTTCGTGTTTTTTCAAATATTGAGAAGTCAAATTCTTATCATCCTCATTAGTGGTAAAATTATTATCTATTGTTTGCATCTTTCAGCTCATGATTTTCTATAAGGTGGTAATTTAATTTTCAATTTTTATGGTAATATTTGTTCGGTATCTTCAAATTTAAATTAAAAATGGATTTTTAATCTAAACTAAGCACTGACGTTTTTGATGAAGTTGGGGAAGGAGATGATTTCGGTGGTCGCATGGCTAAAATTGATTTTTTAAGATCATTTTCGTCTACGTGTAACACTCCTCTAACAACCTTATAATAAACTATTATTGGAGACAATTTCTTTTCTCCACCAATGTTTACTTCTATTACATCATCAGGTTGAATAGAATGATCGTGCTTTAAATCTTTTATTAACTCATCTTCTAGATCTAAAAGAGAGTTTTTTTTATTTGGATTATACACACGATGATAATTTCGATTAGAATAATCAACTTGTGGTTTTGGTGTATTTCGTTTTAGGTATTGATTATATTCTTTTTTAGTAATCGGATAAAAATTTTTGAAAATATTATAATAGTATATTCTATTACCAGGAACAAGAACACAGAAAACATCTCCTATTAAAATATCAGATTTGCGATCTAATATCTCAAGTAAACTTATAATAATATCACTTTCCTCTTCTTCAAGGTTGTTGTATTGATCATTAATAATACCATTTAAGTTTACTCGTACTATTTCTTTCCTAAAAGGGTCTTTTAATTTTACTCGACTTATTTTTTTCTCAAAAGGGTTTTGCATATAATAAAATATTCTTAATATGGATTTACTAAGAAATTTTCAATTTTTATGGTAATATTTGATCTTCATCTTTACTTTATTCCGAGGGTGTAAAATAACCATTAGAAAAAAATTCATCTATAGTAAATGATATTTGATTACTTTCAAAAAGTAATTCATTAGTCTCTCCTAACCATTTATGATAATTACTTAGTTCTTTAACAAAACATTCCAGTAATTCAATTGGTGGATTTTTATTAAAGAATGTTAATATTTCATAATCAGTCTCGTTAGTAATAATTTGATTATGTTCTTCTTCTAATAATCTTTTAATAGTTTTATATTCTTCTAATAGATTGGAAATCAGATTTATATTGTTATTTTGATATTCAGAAATTGATTCAGACATCTTATATTCTTTAAAATATTAATCTAAAATAGTAATTATTTTTTCAATTTTTATGGTAATATTTGTTCGGTATCTTCAAATTTAAATTAAAATAGATATAAGTTTAAAAAAATATAGACATCAATATATGACTCACAATATTGATTATAAGAATAAATATTTAAAATATAAGAGTAAATTTTTTAATTTAAAAAAGTCAATTGGCGGATCTGTTGCTAAACCAGAAGGATCTCCAAAAACTACTGCAGGAAGAGATCCTAAATCAGGAAAAAATGATTTTGGATTAGAGATTGAGAATTATAGTTGGACATCTGGAAATTTTATTCCTGAACCAGATCATTGGCTGGATTATGATATGGATCTTGGGCAAAAAAATCGTCTTATAGTTCGAACTTTTAAATTTAAATTAAAAGATGGTACAGAAAAATCTCGTTTTGGATTTAGATGGTGGAACGACGTAAGAGAAAAAAGTATTAAGAGTATAAAAAGCGGTATAACTAATAAATCTTCAAAAGAAGTTATTGATAGTTTATATAAAGAATTCATTGGAAAAATATTTGATATTAAAGATGTAGATACTAAAGCTTATCGTACTTCCCTCATGGGGACGACGATTCCTGCTGGGGAATATATAAGATCTGTTAATCTCTTCACAATTGATGTCGGCAAAGATAAAAAAAAGAAGATCCATTTTAGATTAGATTTTGGACTACCAAAGAAAAAGGATGAGCTACAAGGTTTTCCATACGATTTAGGTTTTGAGCCTAACAAAAGTGGTGGCATTGGTAAAAGAACATCTGATTTTGTCAACTTTTCATGTAGATGGGTAAGGGAAGGATTGGAAAAGGACGAAAAATTATCTGAATTATATTTTGATTTTAAAACTGGTTATGATACAAAAGAAAAAAAATTCACATTCAAAACTGTAGCTTTAGATGTACCTGAATTTGATAATTATAAAGATAAATTTGCAGAAAAATTTAGCGGATACATGAATTCGTTATTACGAAGGTATGTAAAATTTATTCATACCATAAATGATACTGATCCAGATAAAAATATTGAAGCATTCCTTGAACAATTTCATAGATTATGGGAAAAAAGTCGTGATTTTTATTATAATATAAGGAATTCTTACAAGGATAAGAAAAATGCGAAAAGGATGCGAAAGAGAAGGTAAAATCTAATCGAACAGTTGCAAAGATAATACGAATCTAGGGATTCGAAAGCACTCTAATGATTTATTATGCAATACTATTTATCTTTTTCTCAGCATCCATTTTTTCTTTAACAAGTTTCTCAAATACATCTCCTCTAATGGTTACGGATGGTTTGTATGCTCCAGTCAAGATTTCTAATAAACCTTTTTGCATTTCTTCTTTTGATGCTTTGCATCCAATTGAAGAAGAATTGTAACACCATTTTCCTTCTAAACCTATTTCTTTAAATATATCTTTTATAATTTTAGCGGTAAGTGTCACTTTTCCTGATGTTATCATATCCCTTATTTCGGATTCATCCTTTTTTGATATCATTGAAACCACTTCAATAACACCATCTAAATCTGGACTTTGGGCACAATGTGGAAGTTTAGGAATTAAGTCTGTTGTTTGTGTATTGTTATCTGTATTTTGCATTAATAAAATGAATTTATAATATTAATTCTAAACAAAATCAATTTTTCTAAATAAACTTAACCATAAATTAAATGATTATTTATGTTAATAATGTTTTTATCTCTAAAAAATGCATTTAGAAAATTATCTTAAACACTTAACCGTATTCTATAATATGAATAATCAAAAAAAAATTGCAATTTGTATAACTGCTGGGGAACAATCGGAAAATCATGTTGGCATGAACATCAATGGTGACGGTTTATCAAAAAAAGGATTTTCTTTAAAAGATATTAGAAACTTTAAAAAAACTCTTGATGATCTAAATATTTATTATGAATATTACAGACTAGATAAAATGGTATCAATTGATGATTTAAATAGAGCATCTTTATTAATAATAAGAAATGGTATCAAACAAATTTTAGATGAGTCTCCTGACAATATGCTAGATGAACAACTTGGATTTGAATGGGATACCAAATATTGGGATTCAAAATCAAATAAAGTTTTAAATAAGAGAGCAAGATATAACGTTTGTTATGGAAATTTTAATCAAGAACCTGACTATGAAAATAAAAAAGGAAGGATAGTATCTTATGATAAATTGCCAATTTTGAATAAGTGGAGAAATAAATTAGGTGATATATTTGGAAGTAAATCATCAAATTTAGAAATGGAAGGTAATTTTTATTATGATACAACTAAATGTGGAATAAATTTTCATGGTGATTCTGAAAGAAAAAAAGTAATAGCATGTTCGTTGGGAGAATCAAGACCTATACATTGGCAGTGGTATTTTCAAGGAAAACCTATTGGCGAAAGATTAAAATTTGATATAAATCATGGAGATATTTACATAATGAGTGAGAAAACAACTGGTAATGATTGGAAAAATTGGAATAATAAAACTTTAAGGCATGCTGCGGGTGTTAAGTATACTAAATAAATTTATTTTTTTAAAAAATTGAAAATAAAATGTTGATAACTATAAATATTATTCAATAATGGTTGCTGTAAATAATGTAGAAAATGAAAAAAAAAATTTCACCCAAACTATTGAAAAGATTTGTTGGAACTTTATAGGTGGTCCTCTTGATTTGCCAAAACATAAGGGTCGGAAATTAAAATTTGGATGTTTGCTAGATAAAAAGATAT